TGTACTTCGCTTTGTAGCTTGTCGCAGTTTTTACCATTATATGTCCCGCCCTTCTACTTGAATTTGAACTTGGATTCGTGCCATCGTAGTAATAGAAAAACGTACCCTCGTCGTGTAATATATCGTAAGTAGGTGTGTAATTGTACCCTTGTTCGTACCACCCAAAACCATCATAAGCTACATATGAATTCGTACTTAATAACGTGTAAACACCCCCGTCTAATTTGTATCTTTTTAGTTGAACGTTACACCATTGAGTAGTTTGACTTGCTGGAAAAGTATTATAAATTTCTTGCCTTGTATTCCAACTGATATACTCCCTTATGTACGGACTGATATTATAATACGTGTTTACGTTGTTTGAAGCTGGTATTAATTTACTCAAAGTGTAACTTGGCGAAGCTGGAGCGCTTCCCGTACCGTTCCAAATAAATACTTCTAACTTAGAACCGTCTTGTCCCGTTTCGGATATTTCTACTATATAAGGTGAACGTGCAAAAATACTCATTTTATATTCTTTAAATTTTGGTCTAATATTTCGTTTAACAGCTGTTCGGCATCTAATCCGTATTTATCTATTAACGTATCGGGTAAAGTTTTGTAGGCAGCTTCGAATGGCTTGGTAAAAAATAAACTTGGTTTAATACCATTGTAAAAAATACTACGAGCTACTAAAAATTGAATTGACTTTTTAAATCCAACTGCGCTTACAGTACGCCCCGTAAACTTACCTTTTGACCTTGGTGCTATTCCTTTGCGAACAATCCATTTATCCAATTTACTTGGCGGCGGCATTTTAGTTTTATAAGAATACGGTGTATCGAATTTTCTTTTAACACCTGAAACACCTTTGTCTTGAAAGTTTCCGTATGGTTCCATTTCAAAATATACACCGATCGAGTTTGACATTTCTTTAACATCGCCCTTTATTGAATTGGATAATTTACCGCTGGTATCTTTACCCATCTTTTGTAAATTAGCTTTCGCTTCAGCTACTACTAAATCACGAAACTTCTCTAAGGCTTTTAATCTTTCACTCATTAACAAACAGTCATTTCGTTAGGAACTAAAATATCAAAAGTCATAGTCCAACCAGCTAAATAGTTTTCAAATCTTTCAGCAAACGCCTCTAAAGTTGGATTACCGTCTACTTGAAAAGCATCGGTAAATAAATCGCCCCTTCGTAGTTCTTCGTACAATCTGTTTAGAACTGAAAGCATAGTATTAAGCACGTATACTTCGTTATCGTTACCGTCGAATATATTTGTATCTTCGTCTTTTGACTTATTGACAATATCCATTGCCATTAAACTCACGTTAAAACGAATTATATTACTTTCAAAAGTTGCGTTGTTTACTATAATATGAACTAAAGGAAATATTGTTTGCTTTGCTAAATCGACCGCAAATATATCGCCTTGCGTTATCGTGTTTACGAATGGATCGTTTTCTAAGTTTGTTTTTAACGTATCTAAAACAGTGTAATAATTAGCCATATCTTTGTATTTTTTTTAATTCTCGTTCTTCTATTTCTCTTTTTTGTCTTTCATAAGTAAGGTAGGTAAGACACTTTCTAACTCCCAGTCGGGTAACTTCATCAAACTTTGTAACGTCTCCCTGAGAAAGCGCATAGATTGAATTGTACCATCCCCATCGTTTATTAAATTGCGTTCTTTCGCTAAAGTCATTATCTTCGGATTCTTCTTTATCTCCGTCTCCAAAGAGGTAAGCGTATGTTGAACTAAGTCGCTTCCTAAAGTCGAAAAAAAAACCGTTGCACCTAAGACAACATTTAACGGTGCGAACTTCATTACATCGCTAAATTCATCCGTGCCAGTGTACTCGAATATTTCGTATCGGTCTTTTACTTTCTTTGTAATAGGTCGGTACATTACAGCCATCGCTTTGTGAAAAGTTTCTACGCTTGAAATATTACTTTCTAAATCAATGTATTCACCGAAACTCATATCCTCCAGATTAGGAATAAACCCGAATTCAGTGTCTTGAATTTTAAATGTAGCTTGAAATTTAGGCTTCGCTTTAAATATTTCGTTTAAATGTAGGGTTAACTCTTTTACGTCGCTCCATTTTACTTTTACAACGTCTTTCATCTTTAAACCACAGAATATTTCAATAGTCTTTTGACCGATAAATTCTTCGTCGTTTGACTTTTCAACTACCTTCATAAACTCTTGGTAGCTTTTCAAAGGTATTTCACTTAATGAAGTAGGTATTACAATTTCTGTTTTCATTCTATATATTAACTTTTAATTCGTGTTTTTGTAGTTTGTAAATATAATTCACACTATTTGCATACTTGAACGGGTGCGAACTATTATTTATTTACCAAATATGGTACTTACCGTAGTTACTATTCATTCCTAAAGTTTCCATTTCGTGGTATCGTAGCGCATCAATAGCGTGATTGTTTGTGTCAATAGGTTTATTTAAACGTGTCCCCGCTTTATCAGTGTCCCAACAGTAGGCTCGTAGCTCTTTAATTAAATTAACGCTGTTAGAAGTAACTAAATATTCATTCCTTTGCATTACATCTATTCCGTAGTTAATTGAATCCTTGCCCTTTGTAACGCCTTTAATTGTTATTCCGTAGCGTTTTATTTCTTCAATGCTTTTAGGTTCGCTCGAATCAGCGTATACGGGTACGTGTTTCGGTAGTTCCTTTGCGATATCTGAATTAAGCATCCCCGTTTGGTATTTTAGTTCGTTTAATATTCTTTGCCCGTTGTAATTGTATATTTCTATTATTGCAGTTGGGTCGTTTGTGTAACCGAAGTCTAAACCTATTCCGATTAATTTAGCGTCTTTCGGTAGTATGTCGATTGTTTTCCAGTTACTAAATATAACGCCTTCTAACATTCCTATTTCACCTAACCCATAGACTCTCCACCAGTTAGCCCAATATGCGCTTGTTTCCGCTTTTAAACGGTTCTTTTCTATTTGTTGAACAATACTATTGTCTAAGGCTTCGTTGTCTTTGTACGTAAGAATTAAGAAGTCGGAATCCTGTTCGTCTTTTAGTTCAGTGTGTACCCAAAATTCATTAGCGGGGTTGAAGTCTAAATATATAGCTTTCTTTGTACGTATCGCAAGTTCGTTGTAGCTTTCAAAGGTTACGTTATTACATTCGTTTATATATAGAACGTCACGCCTTGCACCCCTTAATTTACTTGAATCGTCAGCACTAAAAAACTCAAAGCTACTACCGTTTAAAAATTGATAGGTTAACAACGATTTGTTAAATTGATTTTCGTGCCATTTATTCATCCACTTCATTAGCTTAATAAAGTCTTTTAAAGCACCCCTACGTAAATGCGGAATACTTTCAGCAACTACGCTAACTTCGAGTCCGTGTATTGCAGAAGCACGTGCAATTAAAACGGATAATATCCCGTACGTTTTCGCCGCACTTGTGCCACCCTGAATAATACGAACCCGTTTTTTGAGTTTAAGTATTTTATTCGTCGAAGTCGTCCGCAGAAACATCAGGAAAAATTGGCTGTTCTAAAATCGTTTGTTCAATTTGTTGAAGTGGCGCACCGTAACCGCTATCCATTAAAGCCTTATAAGCTGAAACATCTCCCTCACGTGCTTTTTTAATTAAAGCCAAAGTCATTAAATCTTCTTGACTCATTGTTTCTTCTTGGTTAGTTAAAGGGTTCTTTAGCTTTTGATTAACTTCTAACCAATACTTTGCTATTGTGCTTCTGTTCTTTGCGCCTTTAGGTCTTCCGTTAGGGTTTCCTGATTCGCCTTTTTTAAATTCGTGTTTTTCTATATCTTTTGCACCCATTTTTCTGCTGTTTTTGTGCTGTAATTAGAGCGGTTGGGTCGGATTCGCACCGCCTACCTTTTCACTGGATTGTGAATTGTTCAACTTATGAACTTCAACCGCTTGTTTTGGATATGGTTTACTTAAAGACTTACACAAAGATATTAAACTTTTGTCAAGTGGATATAAGTATTTTCGTTTACCGCTTCTTTTTCTTGTTTCGAGTTTTGATAAAAATTCTTTTGAGTAATTATTTAAAGTTCTATCGTGTCTCCATTTTCCATTATAATAATAATCTTTTCCGCTACTTTCGTTTTCTCCTACATAAATCCAATTAGTTGCTTGATAAATTACACCTATATGATTTTGTCCTTTATCAGCATAACTTATTAATAATTTTACTGTTGGATTTTGTTTTTTAAATAACTTAATTGCAATAGATAAAACTTTACTTGTTGATTCTTGTTTTCCATTTAAAGCCATTCTATTTAACTCAATAAATTGACCTTGTATTAAATCAAATTGTTTTCCTGACATAACACCTGAAGGATAACAAAAAGATACTATTCCGCACCATTCGTTTTTATCATTAAATACTGAATAAGATATTGAAGATGCAGGAACTGTTTTCGAATAATGAAAATTTAAGCAAGCATATTTAATAGCCTTATAAGATGCCTTTTCTAATCTCATATTTCTCCTGCACTTACTGAATAAAATGCTCCGTTATATTTTCTATCTATTAATTCTTGAATATCGTTTTCGGCTTCTTGTAACTGTTCAACTGTTTTAAAAGTAATTTTCATTGAAGCAGGTTTATTTTTTTCTTCTCCTATTAGTTCATCTAAACTTGGTTCGTTCATTAAAATCGGTAAATCTAATCCCCAATCGTCTAACTTTTCTGCGTCCCATTCATTTGCTAAACTATCCCAATCCCATTCTCCAGTGTTTGCGTTTAATCGAATATTCAATTCGCGTTCATCTTCTTCGTTTAAATCTACTATTACGCATTCAACTTCTTTGTATCCGAGTTTTGTTAACTCACGTACTCTAAAATGACCTCCTACAA